TCAATTCATCTGGCACTTACGTTGCGCAGGCTGGAATTACTGAAGTACAAGTTCGCCTACGCGGAGGAGCTGGAGGAGGATCTGGCGGTGGTGGCGGTGGTGGCGGATCAACAGTAGCTGGCGGTGGCGGTGGCGGTGGCGGAGCGGCCGGCGGGTCAGCTAGTTCTATTTATTATTCAGCTACACTAACGCCTTCGACATCTTATGCAATTGTAATTGGAGCTGGCGGTGCAGGAGCAAGTGGTGGCGCTGGCGCAACAGCAAATGCTGGCGGTGGAACGGGTGTCCAGGGCTCTAATGGAAATAACGGCGGCACAACATCATTTGGTACATTGTTCAGCGTGGCCGGAAGTATGGCTACAGTAGTTGAAACAGTTGGCGGTGGCTTTCCCGGCAGTGGATTCTCTGGTGGTTCTGGAATTGGAAATGCGATTTCTTATCCTAATTTTTTTCAAGGTGATTATTCATATTATGCTGAAGTTGGAAATGGTTTATACGCTGGGGCATCCGGGAATGGTGGAGAAAATGGATCAGCTGGTACTGCTGCAACTAACTTCACAGAGGAATCTGCACCTTATTACTTATTAGAATATAGTCAAACTGTCACTGGCACAGGAGGAACAGCTACGGCTGGTGACACTAATGGTGGCGGTGGCGGTGGTGGTGGCGTGCCATTGCCAGGAGATATGGCATCTTCTGGCGGCACAAGTGGTGCGAATGGTGCTGTGGCGGGTGCCAATGGTGTGAATGCATCTGCTGCTGGAATTAATGGAACAAATGGACTAGGGGGGTTCGGTGGTGCTGGTGGTTCAGGTGGTGGTGCGCTTGCAGTCACCGGAACTGCTGGTGGAAATGGATCAGCTGGTGGCAATGGATCGCATGGCCTCGTTGTAATAGAATGGGTGGAGTAAGCATGATATACGCAATAATTCAAAACGGAATAATCGTAAATACAATTGTCGTAACGGATGTGTCTTTTCTCTCAAACATTTCAGATGCGGCAGTTGAACTGGACAGCTATGACCCAATGCCAGGCATAGGATGGACCACAACAGACAATGTTAATTTCTCGCCACCAGTTACGCCTCCGGGGCAGCTCATCTGGAAGAACTTCATAGCTACAAAGCAAAACTTAACCCACGGTCAGATGTCCAGACTAATGAAGGACACGCAATCGGTCAGACAAGATTTAATGGCGGGTAATTTTGCAGACGCTCTAACCGATGTCGGGTTGCTTGCGATTGACGGAACCATACTAACCGCTAGCGATATCACAAGCCTAACAAATACCATACAAGCGCAGATTGATTCATGATGGACTGGTTACACTTTGCAGAGTGGCTGTTTTACGGAGTCTTAAGCGGTGCAGCCCTTTACGGAGTCCACGTCCTGGGGAAGCTCCAGGAATCAGTCGAACTGCTTAACGTAAGGATCGCGGTCATAGTCGAGAAGGTAACCTCCCACGAAAAAATCCTCGACAGACATGAGACCTCCATAGCAGACTTAAAGGCCAAGACTTAACCTTAAGGAGAACCCCATGGCAGTAGATCTTTCCGCCCTAACAGCAGTGCTTGCGAAACTTGAGTCCGATGACCTTGCGATCCTGGAATCCTCTCTGGTTCCTGCGCTGCTGGGATTAGCCGTCTCCGCAACCCCAGTAGCTTACCAGCCTCTGGAGAATGCGATCATCTCTGCCCTGCAACCAGTTCTTCAAACGGAACTTGCAGCCCTATTGGCAAAAATCCCAAGTCCGTAACTAAGGAGGCTCCGTGCTCGTGAGACTACTCAGTGAGTCCGGAGACATCTCATGCATGAGAGTGATGTCGCTCTTATCTTTATGCTTTGGCTTTGCTGTCTTTATTTCTGGCTTAGTCGCTGGCCGTGATCTCAGTCAGGTCTCCGTAATCGTCGGTATCTTCGTCGGCGCCGCTTTCGGCGGTAAGGTCGCACAGAAGTTCGGAGAGACAAGTGGCAAGTAACTCTGCGATTACTAACGCAGTAATCTCCCTACTGACTCCAGCTGCCCCAGGCAGTACTGCGAATCAGACCGTGATGACGGCCGAAAGTGACGCAGCCTCAGCTCTTACGACCATAGCCCAGACTGCCCTGCTCACAGTACCCTTCACGCAGATCCCTGTCCTTAAGCAGATCATCGACGGTGTGATCTCAGTGATTGTCAATGTGATCGTGAGTAAGGTTGACGACGGCGTGTATGACATAATCGCAACTGTACAGAATGCGCATAATGCGGCGAACGTCACCGCAGATCAAGCGTCCTATAATACGAATCCAAATGCTGCTAATCAGGCGCAACTCGAAAATGACGCAAGTAACACGATCTCATTCGTAGGGAGTAAACCGAGATGACATACTTAAGTAGGCTAAACAATGTTATAACAGTACTTTATAGTGTACTAATACTCAGCGGGTGTGCTTCCTTCCCGGACGTCCCAGTCTGCGTTTTCGAAGGCAGTCAGGGTTACTGCGATACGACACTGGATGCGAATCAGAGTGAGTCCTTTCACCTGGATGACACTTCGCAGTTCTACACGGACTCAAGCGGGAATAAATTCACATGGGACCAACTCGTCCGTGCCTCCTACATAGTCCCACCGAATACCTGGTCAGCGATTGAATCCTTCGTCCAGGCTTACTGTCATCAGAACAACGGTGTCGGCTGTAACGGCGTCGGTCAGTGGTTCGGAGGCGCCACATCTCAAGCCTTAAAAAGTAGAATTCAGACCTCTCAGGAGGCCGTACTAAGAAACCGATGACTTACGGCTCTGCGTAAGTAAATCATTTTTTCGTGACAACTGGTAACCACCCGCTTTACTACTCAAGTCACGGGGTAATATGGAAATTCAATTCGATACAGGTCAGAGCCTTCCCATTTCTTCGGAAGGCCCAAAGGAAATGCTGTCCGTCTCTCAGCTGCCAAGCGGTAAGACAAAGGTACGTGTGAACTTCAGCTCACTCAGTCTCATGCAGGAATGCTGGCGTAAGACTGAGTACTCCCTGGTCCGTGGCCTCCGCTCAAACCTAGAATCACCGGCGACACTCTTTGGCTCCGCCATCCATAAGGGACTAGAAGTCTTCTATTCGGGATCGCGAAGCGAGCGGGTTATCCCGGTTGGTTACTCGGATACGATGGCCATGATCGGATGCGGCTCCTGGCAACCTGAATGGGCGTTCTCCCTTTTATTCCGCGCAGCGCAGGCCTTCGTTGCCAGGGCCGCAGCCCTCTCGGCCCTTCCCCCCGATAACAAGAGGTCCATCGCAACGGGAGCCTGGATGCTCCAGCATTACTTCCTCACTTATATAAATGACCCGTGGGTTGTGCTGTGTGACGAGCAGGGTCCGATTACGGAGCGAAAGTTCTCCCTACCAATCTACGAGGCGGAAGATCTGGAAATTGAAGGCTTCGGGCAGATTGATGTGATCCTTCGGAACGAACAGACAGGTGTCATCCTTGCAGCAGATCATAAGACTACAAGTATGTTAGGCACTCAATTCTATCAGAGGCTCAATCCTAATCATCAGTATACGTTCTACACTATGGCTGCACGGGAAGTCTTCGGACTCCAGACTAACTCCTTCCTAGTCAATGCCCTCCAGGTTAAGGAGAAGCCTAAGACTGCGCGGGGTTCTGTACCGGACTTCGCACGGCAGGTTACTACGAGAACAGAGGAAGACTTCACGGAGCTCAGATCCGCCCTCATGAAGAATGTTCGTGAGTTCCTCTTCTGCCTTGAGGAAGGTTACTTCCCGCAGACGGCACCCGGACCCTGCTCGAATTATGGTGGGTGTCAGTATCTTGACATCTGCTCAGCCCCCGCTCAACTTCGCGAAACAATAATCAAAGCACGCTTTCAGGAGAAGACATGAAACTCAGTGAACTCAAGACCACGAACCTAATTAAGTTACTCCTCTACGGTCAGCCCGGAGCAGGTAAGACAGTTTTCGCTTCCTCCTTTCCGGGTCCTATTCTGGTCTTCGACTTCGACAATAAGATGAGCTCCGCAGCTCGCTTCTTCGCCTCTGACAAGGAGCGCATGAATCAGATCGAAGTGATCTCCCTAGGCGCGGCCCTGAAGACAGACCCTATTGACCTGATGACAAAGCATGTCGACCAACTCGTAAAGGAGCAGCAAAGTGGAACCTACACTTACAGGACTCTTGTCGTTGACAGTATTACTACTTTCAGCGCAGCTTGCCTGCTTCACATTGTACGAACTAATCCGGGTATTAAGAGAGTGGAAACGCAACAAGGCTTTCAGCCGGGGATGCAAGATTACGGTATTCTTAAGCGTGAGTTTACTCGCCTTATTCCTGGCCTTCTATCTCTCGACATGAATGTTGTAATGCTCGGCCATGAGTCCCTAGATAAGGATGAAATTACGGGGGAGCTAATTCGGGGTGTGACTATGGATGGATCCTTCTCGCAGCAGCTGCCCGTTTATTTTGAGGAGGTCTGGCGAGCCTTCGTGAAAGAGGATAAGGGTGTCCGTTCGTATTGGGCTCAGACTCAGTCTGACGGTAAGTACAAGTGCAGAAGCCAGATTCCAGGTTTACCTGCCCAGATTCCGCTGTCTTATCCAGAGCTAATTAAACAACGATAACAAACGGGCATGAGCCCACAACACGAAAGGAATAGTCATGGCACTAATTACGCCTGATTTTTCGGAAGTAACCGAGTCACAACCCATTCAGCCAGGAACCTACCCTGCGCGGATCATCGCAGATGAAGTGGGAAACAGTAAGGCAGGAAATCCAATGGTCAAATGGACCTTGAGCCTGTTCGGCGACCCCGCTTGGAATAACCGTCAGATCTTCCACAGGACTCCAACGACGGGCAAAGGAGCCTTCCGTCTGCAGGAAATCTACAAGGCTGCGATGAACGAGCCTTTAGCAAAGGGAATGAACTTCGATACAGCGCAACTGATCGGGCGCGAAGTTACCGTAACCCTACAGCAGGGCACGGATCAGGATGGCAATCCGAGTAAATACCCGGAAGTCAAAGCTATCACCGCTTATAAGCAGTAACACACCATGGCTCAGGTCAGTTGATCCTAGCTGCTCTCCCCGGGCACGAAGGATGTCTTACTGACTTGAGCCTGATTCTCTCCGGGGATCTTTCTCATCTCGAATAAACAACAGCACTAAAGGGGGCTTTGAGTGCGCAGCGTCTGTGTGATTTCCGATCGTCCTCTGACGGGAATCTGGGAGCGAGACTTTCTTCTCCGTAAGCTCCTCGGCGCCGGAATACGTCCTGAGGAGATCACCTGGTCAGACCTCTCCCAGGTGAGACCTGTAGCTAACGTGACTCTCCTCCTAGGTGAGCGTTGCCTCGCCGCTCTCACTGAGCACTCCGGAATCGACAAGTGGCACTGCTCCGTGATCACAGCAAAAGACGGGCGAAAGGTCATCCCCTGTCACGACCTCAGTCGCGTAATGAAGGACTTGAGCCTCCAGGTCTGGGTCGGAATCTGTGCGACGAAAGCGGCGAAAGAATCAGAAACCCCAGACCTTAAGGAGGTCAAACGTGAGTTCCTTCTCAATCCCCCTCTCCCGGAAACGCTCGATTACCTTCGTGATCGTGTGGCCAAGGCTGATCTGGTATCAGTCGATATCGAAACGGGAAGGGGTCAGATCAATACGATCGGATTCGCCGTCTCTCCCTACGAGGCAATCGCAATCAACGTACTACCTTCACGACTGGCAGCAGGACCTTTCCAACAACTCTGGTCTGCGGTGGAAGAAATATGCTCCTCTTCCCGACCCAAGATCTTCCAGAACTTTATATACGAACATCAATACCTTAGCCGATACGGAGTCCGCCTACGAGGAGTGACCCACGATACGATGATCTGCCAGAAGTTCCTCTGGCCCGAATTCGAAATGGGTCTCGATGCCATTGGGCGCATGTATACGGACCTTCCTTACTGGAAGGAGGACGGTAAGTCCTGGAATGATATCAGGGACTGGGAAAGGCACTATGAATACAACTGTAAGGATACGACGGGCACCTTCGCAGGCTACCTCGGGCAGCGGGCGGATCTTAAGGCCCGCAGCCTCACGGACCTTCATGATAAGTACATCGTGCGACTTTACCAGGCAGTCGCAGAGATGTGCGCTCGGGGACTTCCTGTCTCTCCGGATCACCTCGCACGACTGCAGAAGGAAGTGGCAACCGAGCTCGGAGTTACTTCTCTGGCCCTAGCTTCCGAAGCTCCCGGACTCAATCCGAAGTCACCCGCGCAGGTTAAGAAGTTCCTCTCCGGGAAGGGCTACAGCATACCGAAGAAGTACGATGCGAAGACTAAGACCTACAAGGAGAGTACGGATGAAAAATCCCTCAAGAAGCTCAGACTTAAATACCCTACCGACGGAAGCCTCAGTCTGCTCCTTCGTACCGCCAAGCTCAATAAAGCCTCTTCCTCTTACCTCAACTTCGACTTCGATCGCGACGATAGAATGCGTTACTCACTTACTGCTGCAGCAACTGAGACACTCCGGATGGCAGGGTACTGTGATCCCTGGGGCAATGGAGTCAATCCCCAAACTATACCGGGGGGTAATAAAGGTATTAATATTAAAAGCGCATTTCAGACTAAGCCCGGAACCGTCCTCCTCGCAGTGGACCTTCGCCAGGCAGAGTCTCGATTCGTTGCTTACGACTCAGCCGACCTTAACCTCATTCAGACTCTCGAAGATCCGCTACGGGACATTCACAGTGAGGTCGCCTGCCAGATACTACAAACTTTAGGTAAGCCTCTCAGCCTTATGACAGATCCGAAGACTAAGAAATTCTGGCGACAGCTCGGGAAGAAGTCCGGTCACGGAGCTAATTACAGTATGAAGGAGGCGACTTTCATGGACTCCTGTATTCAGGAGATGGATGTCGTCCTGACGAAGCAGGAGGCGACAGGGATCCTCGAGGCCTATCATCAGCTCTTTCCCGGGATTCGCCTGTGGCACAAGAGACTTCGAACGGAACTCGCTCAGCAGAGGAAGCTCACGACACCTTTCGGCTGGGAACGCTACTTCTACGGGCGCCTAGACGATGATATGTTCAGGCAGGCCTACGCCTTCCGCCCACAGTCAACTATTCCCTTCATCACTAATAGGCTAATGCTTCATCTCCTGGACCTGCGCGACAGAGGTGAGACAACGTTCGGCCTCCTTCTTCAGTGCCACGACTCGTTACTACTTGAATGTCCGCCCGAAGAAGTGGTTACCTTAGCTGAAGCCGCCTCCAAGACGGAGGACTGGCACCCACTGATCGAACTGTCCGGCGGAATCTTAGTCATACCGACTGAGACTGAAGTCGGTCCCAACTATGGAGAGATGACTAAATGGACCCCAAAGCAGTAGACCCTAAGTCTGGTCTTAATGGCGCGCCTTTCAACGATGAGATGCGCGTGAAGCTTGAACTTCAGCGGGCAATCCTGCAGGTTACGCAGGAATTCCTTAAGGAGAACCGCGCGAAGATCCTGGAGCGCGCACAGGCCCGCCTGAAGGTCCTGACCGCACAACGTGAGACAACGTGAGACAACGTGAGACAAAGTGAGACAACGTGAAACGTCACTTCCCGGACTTCATAACGGCTTACCTCGAGCATTCTAGGGACAGCTGGGCCCCGGACCAGTTCCATCTCTGGATGGGCGTGAGTCTCGTCGGCGCTGCCCTTGAGCGTAAGGTCTGGCTCCCTATTGAGGGTCGTCGGATCTACCCAAACCTGTACATACTGCTCGTGAGTCAGCCTGGCATCGGGAAGAGTACGGCGATTAATCCGGGCCTCTCCCTGATCCGTAAGGTCCGTTACCGTGATCAGGCCGTCAATACGATGGCCGATCAGACGTCCGAGGCTGCCTTCTATGATCAAATGGCGAGGCAGAAGACCTTCACGGCCGGGGGGTATGAGATGACCCAGTGTACGGGCTATCTGGCCCTCTCAGAGGCTTCGAACTCCCTGAAGGACATGGTCGGCGGAGGTTCGATCATAGGATCCCTGACTCAGTTCTATGACTGTGACCCTTATTGGAGTAAGCAGACTAAGGGCTCGGGGAAGCAGGAGCTTACGAATATATGCTGTAATCTGATCGCAGGTTGCACCTTCGCTCACCTCAAGGACATGATCCCTGAGCGCAGTCTTAACGGGGGATTCGCTTCCCGCCTTCTCTACGTAGTCATTGACGATAAGCTTCACAGGAAGCCTCAGTGGAGAGACAACGTGGACTTGAAGGAGGAAGCGAGGCTTAAGCTTCAGGAGGATCTCGAGCAGATCCATCACCTTACGGGGCCTATGACGGCAGACCCGGAGTTCCGAGACAACTGGAGAGCCTGGATAACGAAGACTGAGGATTACAGGCAGGGACTTAAGTCGCAGAAGATGCAGCAGCTCCTGGCCCGGAAGACCTCGAACGTTGAGAAGTTAGCAATCGCTTACTGCGTTTCCGAGTCAAATGACTTGCACCTTAAGATGAGGCACTGGGAACGTGCGGTCGAGCGCTATGAGCTCCTGGAGCAGAAATTCGGACGTGTCCTGACGGCCGCATATAATGCCGAGGATCAGGCCTCCGCGACAAACAGTGTAGTGCAGTTTATTGCCCAGAATCCCCGGGAGGCTAACCTTGCCGGAATTAAAAGGCACCTAATCAATCAGCAAATGGATGCTACGAAGGCCGATGTTATTGTAAAGAACCTAGTAGAGGCAGCACTAGTCAGTAAGAGCTCAATCGACCCTCTCGGCAGTCCTGTTTACAAACTTCTCGTTAATCCGAATGATCACCTCTGAGTCTTCCGTCACTTCCTCGATATGCAGGAAGATGAGGCGTGAGGCGAATTGCTGCGCGAGAGATTCGACTTCGAACTGGAGCGCCGTCGCTAACCTGTGAAAGCGGTTGCGCACTTCGTCCGAAGCGTAGGTCACGGGTTTGTCCTCTTAAGATCATTCTCACCCTGTCGTCCGTGAATTACTGACAGACCTAGGGCTCCCGGAGCTGCCGATGACATGACTGCGCCGGCACCGCTCGCTCCGCGAATCACAGGGGCCATTAGTGTGTTACCGAGGGAAGGTCCTGCGAGGTTAGGCCCTGGCTTTGCGAATGATTTCATAGCAGTGAGGTTCTGTGCCTGACCAAGTACGTTCGTGCCTAAGCTCTGATCAAGCTCCGTAAGGTCCGCAACGCTTCTCGGATTCTCACCCGAACCTGCCTTGAGTAGGGAAGCCTCAGTCTTACCCGGAGTCGTCAGGGCCTTATTCATCCGCTTCGTAAGGTTAAGGACGGCAGCCTGCTGCTCATTCATTGCTGCGACTTCCGGAGCAGCCTTATTGATCTGCTGACGGAGAACTGCCTGCGCATCTCTTGCCGCATCCTGATTGAGGATGTGACCTTCTCCCTCGAAGGCACGATCCTGTAAGTCCTGCTTAAATTTATTCGCATCGAGGAGACTGATCTCCCCGTGCTCATTAGCCATTGACTGCATGTCTGTCTTAAGGCCCAGGAGATCTTTCGTCGCAGCCTCACGAGCCTGGTCGGAGATCCCACTCTTATTCGAGAGCCTGACGAGACCGTCATCAAGGGCCTTCGTCGCATCGTTGATGTTGATGGTCTGACTCGCCCGCTTCTCAAGGGCATCGTCCGTGTAAGAGGTAAGCTGATTATGAAAGGCCTGCTTATCCTTGAGGAGCTGCGCTCGGATCTGATCGGCCGCAGTCGCGACGTTACCGTCAGCTGACTTACTCATGCCGATGACTTCCTGTGCCCGTTTCGCATAAGTCTTAATTGCCGAAGCTGCAGCGTCTACGTAAGGCAGATGACTTACTCCTTTTGCGAGAAGACCTCCTACGGCCTCTAGAGAAGGGCCTATGATTTTACTGCCTGTGAATTCAGCCCCCGCACCTTCGAGACCTGCGAGGCCTACTGCCTTCGCAGCGGACTCAGGAGTCACATCCGCGCCTGAGGCGGCCTTCATACCTTGAGATAGGCCTTCACCGAGGGCGCTACCGATAGCAGCTCCTGGGATACCCGCTGCAACGCCACCGGCTATCATTCCGGCTGTCTTCGCATGATCCTGGATGAACTGCTTCGTATCGTCCGCCTTCCCCTTCATTTCCTCGGGAGAGGTAAGTTCCTGCATACGTTCGTTCAGGGGGGAATCATCTGTCTTCGCAGCTGCGTGAGCCTTCTGATATTGAGCGTACTGATAATCCTGGTAAGCCTTGTCTTCCGCTGCTCCCATTACTGGTCTCCTGCCATATGTTTGAGGAAATCTTCCTTACTCAGTCCTGCAGGCATGCTGAGGTAATCCGGAACGGCGGCGGTCTTCTTAGGGGCTGGAGCCTGAGCGGGAGCGGCTTGCGCATTCCCTCCGCCTCCGAACAAACTGCTATGTACGTCCGGTGCATATTGCCTTAACTTACGACGAGCGACGGCTTCTGTCTCGGGATTTGCCGTTGAGTAAGTAGAGTAAAGGTCACTGGCGCGATCCGAGATTGCATGGTGAATGTCGTCATTAACCCCGTTGATGCGTCCGCGAAGCTGGTCGATTAGATGCCGTCCGGAGTCTGACTTTCGCAGGTCAGCCAGGTCACCGGCCTTCATACGCAGGTTATTAAACTCAGTCTCGAAGGTTTCAGGAAGTTCTCGTGAGATCTTACCCTCCGTCGCTGCTCCGCCCGCCGCGACCGCATTAATGTAGTCATTATAAGCTAGGTTAAGGTCCTTCGCAGTAACGGGGAGTTTCGGATTCTCAAGGATGTTCTGGGACCTCTTCAGAGAGTTCACATTCGTCTGACTCATCTTGATGATCGGGTCCGTATCGAAGGACTTACCGGCTCCAATAGCCTGATTCCCCTTCATCACATCGACCCGTCCTTCCATTGACTGAGCCTTCAGCTGACCTGCGAGGACAGTTGCCTTCTCCTGCAGGACATTATGAAGGAAGTCCATCTGCGGACCCGTTGCGCTGTTCATAAAGTCACCTAGGTCTTTAGCCTTCTTCGGATCTACAATGTCGGGTGCAATAGCTGCGATATGAGCTGCCATCCCCTGCGCATAAGTTGGATCCTTCTTAAAAAGTTCTGCAAAGTCAGGATTCGCATTCGGATAGACCTGTTTGAGCTGAGGTGCCATCGTGTCAATAGCCATCTTCTTCGCATGCCCCTCAGGCATGGCACTGAGCTGACTGATCTGTCCGGTCAGCCATTGGGCCTTATTCATCTCATGCTGATCCTTGTCCTCTTCGAGCTTCTGCCTCGCCGCCTGCGTCTGCTGAACGATCTGATAAGCGTTGAGGGCGTCCCCCGCCGTATGGCCTGCTGTCTGTATGGCCTGTCCCGCCGCTGCGTTAAGGTCCTCACCTAATTCTGCCATTACTTCCTCCCGTACTTCTTAAGTATCTTATGATAGTGAATTTCTTTCTGTGCCTCGGCGTCGAATTTAGCCATAAGCTTGTCGACACCGGGGACGTTTCTGTAACTCGCCCCGAACCTCTGCTTGAGTGCGTTCTGGAGTCTCAGCCGTCCGAGCGGGTGAAACTCAAGCTTAGGCATCTGCTCTCCCAGGAGCTCTTGCAAGTGATGAAGCTCAATGCCGTGCTCCTTGAAGCGCTCACCGTCTTTGCCCATGATCTCATTGAGTGACGTATTAACCTTCTTACTCATGCGATCTTCCGTCTGATGCTCTCATGGTGATTAATTATGCCCCGTGGGTTTTTCGGATCAGGTCTAACCTTCCCGCCCTTGTAGTAACCGGCGCCGCCCGCAGATTTAGTCTTACCCTTATCACCGGAGAACCAGTTGTCGACTGAGTCTGCAAGGCTCTCAAGAGTACTTGAGGAGGCCGGAGCTGACGGTTGCCCGTAAACGGACTGCATCTTCTTCGCATCCTCTGCTGAGGGAACGGTAACCTTCCCGCCATCGTCATAATTTGCCTTCACACGTCCGCCTTGGGCGAACATCTTATCAACAAACTTATGAGCTGCCTTCTTATTCTTCATAGACTTAAGGGGGATTACCCCTTCGCCGGGAGTTGCGTGAATGGTAGTCGTGTCGTTAGCTAATGTGTTCTTCCCGGGGTGCTTGGCCATACCCGGAATGACTCCGCCTCCGGCGAAGCCCCCTGCTACAGACGAAGGTACGTTCGGAGTCATATTCCCGAAGTCGCTGAAGTTTTGCCCCAGGGTATTACTGCCCGGTGATTGAGTCATAAGACTGTTGTCAACCTTCGGAGCGGAGTTCGATTTAAAGGCGCCTGCAATTTGAGGCGCTGCCGTCGCGAGGTTACTCAGTGTCGAGGCGTTCTGCTGCGCTCCCAGGATCGGACCAATCTGCTCACGTCCTGCTGCTGCGACACCCATCTGCTGTGCCGGGCTCTCAAGCTGCGTGAAACCTTCAATGAGTTTTGCCTTCTGCGCATCCGGTGACTGTGTCTGTATGTTCGAGAGGCGCTCATTCGCAGCGGAGATCGCATTACCCATCTGACTCCCTTCAAGAGGGATGTCCTTAATCTGATCCATATAGGCAGCATTTGTCTGCGTAGTCAGCTGTGATGTCTGCGCATCGAAGGCTGCGAGCTGCTTCATTCCCGCTGCTGAGGAGGCAAATCCCGGTGACTGCTGATTAAGCGTGTCAACCATTTGCTGACGCTGGAGCTGTCTCTGGTTATTAAGGTTCTGGATTGCAGGAGCTGACTTCCCTTGTAGGAGGTCATTCAACTGCTTTCCTGACTCCAGGAGTGCCGGGTTGAGCTGACTGGCAACCTGTTCCTGCCTGCTAACATTAGCCTCCTGAGCCTGCAGGGACTGCCCGTAGGCTGCCATCTGCTGCGGCGTCCCTATGAGGCTAAGGGCTTGATCTTCGTTCTTCTGAACGTCCTGCTTCCAGGCATCGGCCTTCGCTTGCTGCTCCTTCGCCGCCTGTGCTGCTGCTTCTGCCGGGTCGGCTGACATTGATCCCATGACTCCGCCGAGGACGGCTCCGCCGAGTGTCCCGTAAGGACCTAAGGCAGCACCTGCTGCTGCTCCTGACACTGCTCCCGAGGCTATTTGTGATCCGCTACCCATAAGTTTCCCCCTTACCCTGTCCAGCCAAGCATAGGTATCATAGCGTCAATAGTGACGAAGATACTCACGCCAGTCGTACTGGTTGCAAAGTTAATTGTAGAGCCACTGCTCCAGGCGTTGTCACCGCCACCGTTTTCCTGAATATTATTAAAAAGTTGCGTCGAACTGTAGACCATTACCTCACCGTTAAGCATGTAAGGAGAGCTTGTCGGATACTCGCCACCGAAGCGTCCTACGGATGATTGCGGGGAGGCCGGAGTCTGCGTTGAGCCTGTGAGCGCCGTATTAATAGCAGGAGCACCTGAGAATAGATTAAATATATAAGTTCCGGAACCTGCCGAACCCGCAGCGCTTTGACTGTAGCTCCATCGTAGGTGCATGGAATCTCCAATCCTCCTCCAGCGGGCTGTATTCTCGATAAGGGTTCCGAATGTCGGAGGTGAGCTTGTCGCCGTGACAAGGACTCCGGAAGCCATCGCAGCCGCTGGGAAGTTAATCCAGTCCTGCGGGTAAGTGTGCTCACGGATGACCCATTGTAGCCCCGTGCTGAAGAAGGAGATGAGCTCCCCGTTCGTAGCAAGGGTAACGGTTTGATTATTATTAATCCCTCCGGTCTGCCCGAAGGTTACGGCTGTTGAGGTCTGAAGACTGAAGACGGGCTGACTCAGGGTTGCTGTTGTCGCTGTACTTGCCGTAACTGTCGTTCCGCGTGGAATGCCCGTCCCGGAGACAAGTAATCCTGAGGTCAGTCCTGCGGTTGAGGCTAGGGAAGTAATGAGATTCGTCGCCGTAAGGTTACTCCAGCTTCCCGTAGTCGTGAGGATCGCAGGTTCGAAGACTTTCAGGGTACAGATGTTATAGTCTGAGCTTATCTTGAAGTAGGTGATTGTCTGACCTTTACAGGCGGCTACCGGAGGTAGGATCTGTGTGAAGCTGCCTCCTGACGTGTCGATAGGGAAAAACCATGGGGAAGTTCTGATAAGGTCAGGAAGAGGTGACCCTGTACTAGCCGTAGTCGTAGCCTGGACAACCCCTGACGTATCATTTCGGTAGAAGGATTCGACGGAAGCGAAGGAATTTGACCCGCTTGCATAAGCATAACCTACGCAGCGCCACGTCTGGTAGGGATGGTAGAAGCCTTGCAGGTCCCCTCTGCGGTCATAAGGAGCGATGGAGTCAATCCATTGCTGCCCGATTAGGTCAATGTAGAAGTAGTAGAAGTTTCCTGAGGTTACGGTGACACCAGAAACGTTGCTAGTTCCGGCCTGCCAGTTGAGGTAACCCTCATCGAAGCGAAGAATGCTTCCGTAGACATTAAGACCGCAGCCTATGTAACGACTGCGTATGAGCTGATTCGAGGTCTGATCTATGGTTAATTCGACGGAGTTCAGGGTTGAGTATCCCTCGAAGAAGTCAAGGGATCTTGCCCCTACACAGTGAGAGGTGTCCTGGATACAGTAACCGATCAAAGTAGCATTTGCGGCGATGAACTGCGTACCGGAGTAGATTTTCCAGTAATTCACAGTCATGTCGAACCAGTAGTCCCCTGTATTGGGCGAAGTAGGTGCGACACCTCCGAAGGTAGGGTTATCGTAAGTCAGTGCCAGTCCGCTAGCTGTAGTGGCGAAGATCCAGGTTAGCTTCATGAGCTGAATGGTATCTCCGCTAGTGATACCCGCACGGACGACAGGTGCACTTGAGCTGTTGTAGAAGAAACCGCGGCGACATTCGGTGATCTGATTAACGGTCGCGCCGTTGATTACGGGCTGGATCAGGCGACCCATGAAATACTCACCTGAAGTCTGGTTCTTGTAAGCGCAGATCTGTCCTGCCAGGTTTGCAATTGCAGAGCCTACGGTCGCGAGAGTAATGACGGAACCGAACTCCCCTGCAATTTTAGTCCAGGGCTGCGCACTCATACTCGTATCATTGACGATGGCCGTATTATTGGCATTAGTCGCAACGGTCAGCGAGGTGACAGCCGTATTCGCCGCGATGGAGTAGGAGGCTCCTGCGATGGAGTAAACTAGTGGAGTTGAGGCTGCATTGACAGTAATTGTCGTACTCGTCCCGGCAGGGACCAGGTAGTCCGGCTGTGAGCTCCCGGCGGTCCCATTCGTCTGTCCTGAGGCCACTTTATTTTGAAGGGAGGCCGCACCGAGTGCCGAGTTTAGCTGACTTAGGGAGGTCACAGGAGCCTGGTACCAGAAGGTCTGACCCGTAATCTCTGCGATAACGAAGCGAAGGCGGGCAAGTTCGGCCGCGACTGAAGTCGCAAGGGACTCCGTTCCGACTCCTCCGGGAGAGGTCTGTATCTGCATCTGTGCAACGGTGTCTGAGTAACCGTCCATATACTGAGAGTTGAAGAAATTCAGGATGTTATTAAATTCAGCGTTAAGTGCTGCCGAGGTCAAAGTCTGCTGAAATCCCCAGGTTGTAATCCTATTAAATAAAGCTCCGCCCATGATCTCTCCTTCTTATAATGTCACCGTAGCATCCTCGCCAAGTATACGGAAACCTATGGCGAGTTGGCTAACTTTAAAGTTTTGGTAAGCCACGGAGTTATAGCAAACGAGGCTGATCCTTCGCCCCGCTCCCCGTAGGTCAATTAATATGGTCTGCTCATCCGGCGAGCCTAGGATGCTCTGGTCAAGGACGAATGAGTCTAGGTAATTCGTGTCGATGGTCTGAGCGCAGGTCACGGTCTGGCTGAATTTCCCGTCGATCCAGACGTCAATGCTCAGGTTCTGAAGACCGTCCGGCGTAAAGGTCACGGCCAGGCGCTCGAACTCCTTTTGCTTCATAGCGAAGGAAGGGTCTAGGTGACGGAAGTCCAGGTACGGTGTCTGAAAGAGGGCCTGGTAGCCTGCCCCGTTAACGGTCCTGGTCTCAGAGTCCGCAAAGTAGACAAATCCGTCCGTCCCCCCGTAGATGGGCTTGAGGATATTATTAATGTCACGGCGGGAGGCCAGGCAGTCGGCCTGAAGGTGAGTCCAGAAGCCCCATTTTGGAACCTGCGGATCGCTCAGGCTGATGTGCACCATACTGTCATTGTAGGTCAGGTAAGACTGCTTAGTCGTGAAGAAACCATGCCCCTTGTCTTCGTAATAAAGGGCCTGCATGAAGGGGGTTCCGGCTGGAGTCGTATTCTGTCTGTAGAACTGATTAACCCTTGCCGTCTTAAACATATCGGCCTGGCTGAAGTTCGAGTCGTAGAAGGTAGCTGAGTAATTCGTGAGGGAGCCGGTTACGTTTCCTACGACCAGGTTGTCATTCATCTGCGCTACGGAGTTCTGTGAGGCTATCCCGAAGCCTGAGCTCAGTTTCGTAAAGTACCAGTTACTCGCGTCCGGATCCGTATCTACGAGACGGTAGACGAAGTCCCCCTGCTTAAATACGAAGAGGGTATTTTTGTAGACGAATCCCCCGACTATATTTCCGCCCTCACCCTGCCCTGCAGTGATCGAGAGGAAGGAGCTTGTCGTCTGGAAATCCTCGTGATCAGTCGTATTCGAAGCATAGCCGATACTCTTAGCGAAACACCAGAGGCGTCCCCTGTGTAGAAGTCCGAAGAGGGGGAAGTTTGAGTTGAGGTTGTCTCCTGAAATATTAGGATTAGCCCAGTCGACGGAAGGCTCTGCGATTAAGGTGCTGAAGTTATTATCCCCAGTAATTACACGGACTTGGGCCTTACCTCCTGAGAAGAAGAAAACCTTCTTCGGATTTCCCGCTGATTCCTGCCCGGCTATGACGAACTGACTCCTGTTGTCGAGGGTTCCGAGCCCCGTAGTAATGGGCACATTGAAGGAGAAGGTCTTATCGCCATAATCCTTCCATAGCTTACCGTCTGCGGTCGCAACGAGCATCCTCTGCTGAATGTATGTGTACCAGTAGTCGGTAAGGGCTACGAGGCCCCCAGTCAGCGCGACATTGTTGTAACGGTAAGCGCCCGGGGCCTTTTGCAGGAAGCCCGGAGCATAGTCGATGTTCTGCGAGCGGATCAGCGCCGTAGGCGGGATCTGTGAGGACGGTAAGTCTGTCATGAGGCCCTGGCTCCCTAATGGAAGTGTGGCCCAGTTTCCTTCATACATTGCTGCGCTCCGTGTGTGCTGTGTTCGTAAAGTTTTTTAAGCCATAAGATCTCACTCAGGCTCAGGCTAAAGAGCCACGTCTCGAGGATTTTGACCTCTTCCTCCGAGTAACCTTCGTCGTTGTACTCTAGGGCGTCCGTGTTACTCATATCAAATATTTCCTACTCCTCGGCGTTATAGCCATAGTCATTCACACGGTAACGTCTCTTTCCCGGCATGAGGTCAGGACGTGCGATCACGTTTCCGAAGTTCAGTGAGGCCTTCTCCTGCTCCCGGCGGTTATTTTTAAGCATAGCCTGGAGGGTCTGTTGCGCGATCTGAAGGTACTCAGAAGCCTTCGAATCTGTCTTGTCCTTAAGGAGGTAGAATGCGGCCCCGTACTCAAGGATACGGATGTACTTCCGTGGGACCAGGGGAATGGAGTACTGACTGTTGAAGAGGTCCTTCGGTTCCGGCGTATGGTCAAATTCGATTCGCATCGTATTTAGGTTCGTATTCGGGATGATATAACGGTTGAAGCGCACGGTCTGCGTGTAGTTACTCTTCTCCTGAAGGACTGTGAAGCACTCCGGAGCTCCTGCCCGCAGGGCGATTAGGGGGTAACTGCGGTCAAAGGCTATGGGATCAAGGAGAGCGATCTGTCCGGTGCTCTGGCCGAGGAAGGCTGAGGCCCCGAAGAAGATCCGAGCGGCCTGCGTGAAGCGGGCGACAGTTGAGTCCGGGTAAGGTCCCGTGTAGGAAGCGGATCCTGTGAGGTTTGCATAGTCGAAGCCCAGGAGACTCCAACCTGACCTGTAATAGTTAGCCGAGGCCCCCTGCGGCTGAAAGATCGGGGATCCTGAGCCGTTAAGGGCTGAGCTCACCGTGAAGAGGCGCTGATTCGTGTCGTAGGTGCAGGAGTAAGTATTTCCTGAAGTTCCTGCGGCGTTAAGTGCCGTAGCGACGGCTGTCGCAAGAGCTGCTTGTGCGTAACTCCCTGCCGGAATAGTTGCCGTAAGGACGGTCGTCCCCGTTTCGATGAAGTCTAGGGTGTTATTTGAGGAATCGACGATCATGTTAGTCCGGATAACCGGATAGTCTAGCTGAAACATCCGGAAGGTCGTACTTCCCGTGAATTGATTAAAGGCATTGTCTAACTGGAAGGAGGTCTGTCCTGAGGTGTGCTGAATGATTCGGTAGATCTCGGGACCTGAGTCAAGCTTGATGTGCCAACCTTGGACGGAGATGTTACTTGAATTCTGCTGAGGGGCCTGACTGAAGGTCCCTGAGACTGACCCGTAAGTCAGACTTGCTGAGCCTGAGGTGATAGCAGGATTGAGCTGAAGAATGATAGGATCCTTAGCACGAGCCCAGGTCCATGACTCATCGACTTCCGTGTCAAGCTCTGTCCCACCTACGATAAGATTGTGATGAATTTGATTAAGGTAGAGGAGAGCCTGTGCGACTCGTGTCGGGTTCGGAGTCCCTACGTCTGAGGAAACCTCGCCACATCTGCGTAAGACCCCATCGACAAGATCTGCTGTATTTCTAAAATTAGCCATAGGCCCTTTCCTTTTAGTTCAACGGAAGCTGGGCCCTGACTTCTGCTAGTTACTTCTTAGCCTGCTTCGCGTTATTTTGTAGCAATGACTCCTGGTCTAATAGTAGCTGTTCGTTCTCTAACTTCAAGGCAGCTAGCTCCTGGGCCAGGGACTTATTCTCTTCGATCAGTTCGTGTGCATTCTCCATTGCGGACTTCAGGTATTGAGCCGAGGGAACGTCTGCGTGCGTATCACTGACCTTCTGCCAATGACTGTTCTTACCGTCCTTGACGATCTGCCAGCGGCCCTGCTCCTGCCCTCCGGTCGTAAACATGTTTCCGGAACCTACGGGACGTTCTAGGAGCTTCAAGTCGCCGATGCAATGCATCGCGTAAGGCTGATGCGCTACGAGACGGCCTGTCTTAGTGTCTCTAATGTGCGTACGGAAATCGAAGATGCCTTCTTGCTTCTCCGGATGTTCGATGATCTTAGGCTGAGGTACGGGCATTTGCTGGGACATTGATCCTCCTTAAGGGTGTTAGGAGAGGATAGGGTTACCAGCCGAGTACTTCAACTATTACGGCTACGGCGCCTGGTGTCACGGTATTCGCTACCTCGACCACTGTCGCCAGATTGGCTCCGTTATTCGTAACGTACAGTTGAAGTTTATTAGTCGTATTGTTGATGTTGCAGACGTAACCTGTAGTCCCGTTGTCGATGACATTGCAGGCATAGATAGTGTTAGGGACACCCATGCTGCCTAGGGTGAGGGGAATGCCCCCGGTAGGGTAAGTTTGTCCGGCGGCTAAAGTTAGACTGCATATGTTTAGGACCTTAGAGTTACCCAATCGAGACTTATTAGTAATGGAGTAAGTAACGGAGCCTGCGCTTAATGCTGTCATATTTCCTCCCGGAAATCTTCCCTTGCGGGTACGTTTTTCCTAGGGGCCCCTTTCGGAGACCCCCAGGCAATTAATCTCTTACTTAGTTTCCTACGTTCTGAGAAGCTGCTACTAGAAGGGCCTGATTCGCATTAGCGTCAGGTGACATTTCGTAGATGCAACCAATGAAACCTGCTCCTGTAGCAGTATTCCCGTCTACTGCCTGAACGCTCACTTCTAGGCTCAGCTCATAGCCTGCCTGAATACGAACGTTGTCTGAGCAGCTAGCGTAGATGACCTGTCCTGCTGTTGAGCCGGAAGGTACAGTCACGCTGACTACAGTTACGGCACCTGTGGCAGAGCCGTAGGTCGGGCGAGACTTCACAGCTACTTGCGGAGCCGTGCTGTTCGCACTTACCGCAGTAGTTACGAAGAACATCGCACGCTTGATGCTGATTGGAGACATTACTGCGTAACCCTGCCACTGAGCGGCGGATGCTGCTAGGTTGGCTGCGGTCTGATAGCCGGCGCTCTTAGGAGCGACAGCTAAGTTTATAAATTCCATTTCAGGATATGACATATGTTCCTCCGATTAGACTGAAGTTAAGTAAATTGATCGAGCTTCACCTGCGTTAGCAGAGTCGTACCAGATCTGACCGAATCCGTAGATGCCGTACCACGCAACGCCTAGTGAGCGGCCGTAGTCTGTCGGGATCTTCGCGCGCAACTCAGGGTCCAGGGCTACTGCCATGGTTGCTGCGTCAGCGCCGAAGAATACTGCCTCACCTACTGAGTTCGTACCCTTGGCGTTACTCAGGGAAACCGTGTCATTCACTTCTACGAAGCGGATGTTCTCAAGGCGGCCGATTTCCGAGTTGTACTTGGCTTCCGGGTCTGTGTATTTCTTCCAGTCAATCCAGGCTGGATCTTGCAGGAGGGTACGCTTCGCAGTAGTACTGATTGCGCAGACGTAATCTTCGCCGTCGAATGGTTCCATGTAGTAAGTGCTGAACATGTTATCGCGAATCTGTTCGATATGATACATATTAGGGTTCACGGTTGCAGTACCTGCTGTCGCATTCGTAGTGATGCTGATTGAGCTGATACCTGTGCAGGCTGCGCGAATCTGGCCCGTCTTGAAAGCGGCTGCGACTGCGCGGTCAAAGCTGATGCGCATCTGACGCATAAGCATCTTTTGGATCTTCGAATTGATGTCGAAGTAAGCCAAGTCTTCGCTTAGTGAGGTGAAAGGGATCGAGCGTCCGTTCTCCGCTACTACGATCGCCTGAGTGCTCAGGACGAAGGCATCTTCTGACATCGGCTGACCCTCACTCAGTAAGGCTGAGGTCGGAACAGTGATGTTCGAGATACGAGTAACGTTCAGGGTGTCTCCTGAGTTGCGTCCGTAGCCCGGCTCTGCATCGACGAATTGATGGAAGAGGGACTGTAGGACCGAAGCTTCTCGGATCTGTGCTGAAAGTTTGTGATTCTTATAGACGCCGTTGGGGGAGTCTAAGGTCCATGTAAACGTAGCCATTATAGCCTCCTGTTAGGGTTTCGCAGGAGGCTCCGCGTCGTCTTCTTCCCGGGAACTTACATTCCCAGTCTCTTACGCGCGGCGGATCGTCCTGCCGATGTCTTCATGGTCTTCGTTTGTCCTATGAAATTCAAGGGCTTATCTTCGGTCTTCTCAGTGGTTACCGTTCGCCCGCTCCCTTGCGATGTCGCCTGCTTAGTCCGCCTCAGCTCCTGTTTTGGCATTTTATCCTCCAGTATTGTGTTGACCTCTTTGCGCGCCTCTTCGGCAATGATTCGTAGGGCCTTCTTCGTCTCGACGTGCTTCAGGGTTTCAAACTTCTCTCTGAAGACCATGTCTACGATCCTCTTAGCAGAGTGTAAGTCCGGGTAATCGTTGAAGAAGTCTGACCATGTTTTATCGTGCCTCGTCTGTGCGTCCCTCTTCGCCTCGAAGACCTGCGCCGCCTTCTCGATGATCTTAGCTTCCCGCTCTCTCAGGTACTTCGCCGGATTCGCATAATACTCGGCCGGGATCTCATCCGTCTCTTCAGGTGCGACAAACTGGTTACCTTTTGACTCCCTTTGCGCTGCCTCGACTCCCTGCCGGAATGCGTCAGCGGTCATCCTTTCGCGCTCAAGTTCCTGGGCGTAGGTCAAGGCCTCTCGCTGCGTCCGGAACTTTCGGTCCCCTATCTGTATGTCTCCCTCTTCTTCCGCTATCTCATGGGTCTCAGCGTCCTCACCTGCCGTCTCCTCAGAGGCTAACTGCTCTTCCGGCGCTCCTGGCAGGCTAAGGTCAAGTCCGAAAGACTCTTCTGCCTCAGCTGCTGCTCGCACTCCCTCAGAAGGTGATCCAGGACCTCGCTCTCCCGGCTCTGCTTCTGCTTCGACTTCTGCGACGGACTTGAAACCCCTGCGCTGTCCTTGTTTCGTGAGCTGTTCTCGGGCTTGCGTCTGTTCCATTTCCACATCGTTACTCTCCTGAGCCATGAATCTTCCTTTCGATTACTTCTGCTTTCTTAATCTTATTTCCTGTCGTCGTGAGCATGTCTTCGATGGCGACTAGGCTTGCGGCCGCTGCCTGCAGTCCTTCGCCTCCCGCCTTATAGACATGAATAATCTTCGAGATTGCGATCTCGCGTTGCTGCCTGAGCATGGGGAGGAAGATATCTGCCTCCGCGCGCAGAAGCCGCCCCTCGTTGAGAACCTTCTGCTCATGCTCCGTCGTATCGTATGCTTCTCTAGGCATGACTTCCTCCCAATAACTTAATCTGGCGTTCGCTTTTTCTGCGGACATCTAGAACGGTTTTTATGTGGTAATTAATGCCGTCGTCTAGCACTACACGAAAGCTGATAGGGACTTTGAGGTCCTTAATCCCTTGGTATTTGTAGGGGCGCTTGTATTCGCTATATAGCGGAACGACTAGGTAGTTTCCACGTAGTAAGAAGTGGGAGTAATAATAACCGCGGCAGTTCTTGCCGTCCCATAATTCGTATTGATAGCCCTTAGGCACGCTTACCTCCGTAACTTCCCCGTGCAACGTCCGTCGCCATCTGCTGCTGCGGTGAGGCCGCTGAGCCTAACTGCTCTGACTGCGGTCCCGTCGTCGGACTCTGAACCTGGCTCATCTGGTTAGGCTGTGAGCCCGGAGCTGCCGGAGCTCCTCCGCCCTGCGCCTGCGCATCCGCCTGCTGTTTTGCCATTAGGGCCTGCTCGGTGTGACTCCGCTCGAGCTGCTCCGTTGGCATCCCTAGGCAGCGCATAATGTATTCGAGGTACTGACCGAAGTCGTACTTCTGAACGAAGGCTTCCATGAGGGGTTCTGAAGCTCCGATGGTCTGAGTGAGGGTCGTTGCCTTACGGAAGTCCTGCGCTTTCTGCTGCGTCAGACTCAGTCCGAAGACATCAAAGTGGACTCCGTGAACGGTGTTCGCGAAGACCTCTTCGGGCGTAAGCTTTGTCAGCTTCATTACGTCATCGACCTCGAGGAGGGAGTGGAGTTCCGCCTCGTCCATGTCGTCGATATGTTCGCAGCAGGTCATCCAGCTCTTTTCGAGGACCCTCTGAATCCAGTTCTGCTCGATCTGTACGGACATCCCTTTGAACATAGAGCTGATGGTCTGGTCAGCTGCTACGATCTGCGTTGCCGGAACGTCATTTCGGGGAGCGATCCCCTGTCTAATGTCTGAGGTCAGCATGGCTCGGTTAAGTTCCTGGTTAAGGAGGTTGTATAGTTGGAGGGAGTCCGGAGGAACCTCTCCGCTCATGAGTGGCTCTAGGACCTTCGCTCCGGGCGGGCACTGACTGTTTACGCCTAGGTTCGTACCGGGCATAATCCCGTTCTGCACCTGAGCCGGATCCTCGAGCCAGTCCTGTCTGATCTGACTGATCCCGTTGACGGAACGGAGGGCCCCGTCGAGCATAAGATTAAAGAGCTCATTCGAAGCTATGTTGTATTTCGTAGCAGCGTCCGCTAAGGCTTTGGGCCATGCTGCGTCAGGACATTCCAGGATCGGAGTCGTGACAAAGGGACTCTGCTGGTGCCAGAGTGGGTTCGGCGTTGGCTCACGGATGAGCCATTTGTCGTTCGCTAGCGTTACTACGCAGTTGTCGTGGAGGACGTTTCCGTCCGTATCTAGGATCTTACCCCAGTGCTCCGTGATCTTAACCCTTCCACGGAAGGAATGGCTGACTTCATTCTGATTAGTCCGCCTCATCTGGTCGAACTTCTCCTCCGCATCGTCATCCGCATGCCTCTCGACCTTGCAACACATGTCGTAGTCGTAGATGGCGTCGTCGCCCTCCGCTAGGGCTATCATTTCATGGTAATCCATCCACATGTCTTCGATTTCATAGAGTTTGTCGTGTTCTGAGGAGGGAGTCGGATCCGGGTAGTAGTTGAATTGGCTGACGAGGTCGAGTTTGAGCTGCCAAACCTTCTTACTTGTCTTATGAAGGATTGCCTTCTTACCGAGGAGGGCCCGTTTCGCCCTGTAGATAGGTGTGTCGACGTAAGTCCCGCCAACCTTCGTAATTATGAGGCCCCCGAGAAGGCCTGACTTCACTCCTCCGCCGACATGCCTCAGAAAATTAGCCTTAGTAAGCTGTGACTGCGTAATCGCGTAGACAGTTGCGGGACTGATCTTGAGGAAGTCTGCATTCTTAGGATTCTTCGAGGCTGCTCGCCACCAGGCTCCGCCTATGTCGATTAGGGCCTGCTGGAAGTATGAGGAGGCTTGCTCGACTGCCATAGGTTGCATTGCTAGGACCTCACGGGACTGACCCGGAATCTTATGTCCGAAGTCATGCCTTCCCCAGTAGACGTCGTAGTTCTCGCGGGTCTGCTGGATGCGGTTCCACTTTGCGAGCTTTGCCTCATTCCGGCAGGAGAGGACGAAGCGGATGACCTGTCCGTGGCCGTCACGAGACCCGTCCCCGGGTTTCCAGGCCGCTAAGTCCACGAAGCCCTCGGGCTTCCCTTCAGTATCTTCTGATTGATCTCTCATCTGGTTACCGTCCTGTGGTGTTCTGTGTTAGTTCGAAGGGGCCTCACGCTGCCTCACCCGCCTCACCCGAAAGAGTAGCCCTCCTGCTTCCGTTTCTGCAAGCGTCCTTCTCGGTCCTCCCGTGCGAAGGCATATTCCGGTACGGCTATATTGATGTGACCCCTCTTGGTAAGGAGGAGCTGCGCTCCGCCGCAGAGGTACTGCAGGGCATCGTGCGGATGTGAGTAGTTATTTTTAATGGGGCTGATCTTCCCGGGCTCCAGGGTCAGGTACTTCTCCGGATACCTGTAGCCTCCGGCGAATCCCTTCGCGAGGGTCGAGCAGTCCTGCGGATGGAGCTGAAGGCCCGCACCCTCCCTCGTCTGAAGCATGAGGAAGTGTTCAACGGCCTTTCGTCGGGGCTCCCAGTTAAGGGGTCCCGGATTGATGTTCCGGATCCCCGCCTCGTACATGATCCCGGCGCAGGTCCGCTGGTCCGTCTGACTTTCGCCCAGTCCTGCCGGGTCGATATAATGAATGTAGTCCTTCTTCGGATCCTGCCATTCGGGAAAGTGCTGCTTAATCTCGGCCATGACTCGCGGTGCGAACTTCTCAATGGAGCTGTGCTCCGCTACGAATTCACGCAGAATGTGAAGGGTCTGACCGCGGAGCTGTGCTACGATACAGGCTGGAGTAAGTCCGAAGTCCCAGCCGCACAGGAGTGGAAGTCCCAGGTGTGGCTCTTGCTTGTAGGGGGTCTCGTGTCTGCTCTTGCTGTAATCCTCGAAGACGGGCTTACCTTCGAAGGCCTCCCAGTTCCTCTCATACTCGACCATATAGTCTTTAATCGGCATACTCGCCTTAACGGTCTCTTTGAACTGAGGGTCCCTCTTTCCGGGGTGAGCCGTGTAATGGATGTCGAAGATGAGGAAACCGTTCTTCGGATTCTTCCATATGATTACGGAGTCATCCTTTAGAGGAAATGATTTCGGCGGCGTCTGCGTCTCGTCGATAGGCTCGGAGTTGTCAAGCTGATCGTAGACAATTCTTTGGAAGAAGCCGGGACTTCTAGAGGATATGAGAGACATTCGTCCGCCTCCTTCGATGGTAGGAGCTGCGGAGCTGTAGAATTTTTGAGCCTCGTCCCAGAAGGCACACTCGTCTCCGAGGATCCCGGAGAAACCGTAGGATCGCAATTGATCAGCGCCCATAGGAAATCCCTGAAGCTTCGATTCAAGTTCTGGAAATATGAGAGCGGCTGGCTTGGCACGCGTCTCCTTGCGCGGAAGAAGTGCGCGAGGGATCTTATCTTCTGGAATATGGTCATAAATGAACTCCGCTCTTTTGATTAGGTCCGCCGCATCGTCTTCCTTCTTCGAGACGAAGGCATTATCTCTTACCTCATTAAACATGGTGTCCCATAAGTACAGGCCGATGTTAGTCCAGCTCATTGTCATACGCCGGGACTTCGGGACTGCGATCCGCTTATTCTTCTGCCAGGCCCGGACGTACAGTTCTAGGTATTGAAACTTAGGGAGTAACTTAATGGGATTCTTAGCGTCCGTCTGGTCCTTGGAGTAGCAGCATTCCGTAAGGAAGGCCCAGGGATCTGTGCGGTAGCGCGTCAGGTTTTGAAGGGCCCCCCGGGTTGGCGTCTTTGAGTCTTGAGTCATAGCTTACCAACCGTACTTTCTTATGAGGTGTCGGATGAGGGCCTTGACGTAACTTTCGTGAAAGCCCTGCCGGATGAGATCCTTCGTCACTGTAGTGACTCCGTACTTCTTAATGGCAAGTCTGACATCCTCTTTAAGGGAAGGGTCGAAGAAGGCCGTGATCGTATTCTCATGAGCGTGAGTAGGATAAGGGGGAAAGTCAGTCACCGGGTATGTTCTCCTCTACCCAGCGTTCCATTTCGGATTTAGCTGGTGTTACGTCCTTCGTTTCGGTCAAAAGCCTAGCGTCAGGCCCGCCTTCGGCGGTCTGCCTCAGGAGCTCAAGCTCCGCGAAGAGCTGCCGGAGGGTGTGATCTCCGGAGAGAGCGACCTCCTGCTTAGGCTTACCCGTACTCTTCTCAAGGATCCATTGAGCGGCGGACCAGCGCTCGGAGGTCTTCGCTCCGCTGAGATCGCCATCGACAAGTTGACGGGCAAGGGCAAGGGCTGCCGGCGCGGCTAAGTCAAACTGCTTCGCCATATTAGCGCCCCAGTACTCCTCCTTAATCTGCTTCGTCTTACGTATGACTGCTGTGCGGGAGAGGAGGAGGGTTACCTGGTAGTCCGGGAGGCCTAACTCCGAGGCTACGTCCGAGGGAGAGGCGCCGGAGGCGACCATCCAGGCTGCGAGGGAATCCCTTAGGCCCTGCTCCAGGTCCGAAGGTTCTCCAGGGGTCTCACCCGGACTCACCAACGGGGAAGGCGCGACTGGAGCCTCTTCCGGCGAAGGTAGGCGGTAACCGGTTAGCTCATAAAGCTCCTGCTGTTCGGGCGTAAGATCGGGTCCGGTAACATCTTCCGTCATAACCCTCATTCTGCGGGGAGGGACGGGGAAGAAGCAAATAAGTGGTGAGACATACTGCGTCATAAGTCAAAACTCACGCAGCTCTCGTGGGGTACCCTAGTAGTAGAGGGCAAGGGACTGAAGGCTCTCTTAGGGTACCCCCGGGGTGCCGCCTGCACGCACCATGCCGGAGGATTTCCCCTGTCCTTCCGCGGCCTTACGTTGTCTCACCGCGTCAGCAGGCAGATCAGATCAGATGAAGATGCAGATGGTCTCGCGCTTGTCAAGAGTTATTCTCCGGGTCCTCCCCCTGCAAGACTCGTGCCGTGGGGAGGACCTGACAAAGTGCAGCAATGACGCACAGTTACGTCACACCGCGCCGCAAACCCCAAAGCCCTCACAACGTAGCCGCTGACCATTATGGCACTAGAGTCTTATAAACCATAGCGTGTCCTTTTTCCCTTGACAATCTGCGTTGGCACGAGAATTGCCTGATTTTGACTAAAAGACAAAGTGAGACGCGGTGCGACCGGAATGTGTGTGCGTATGTATTTCTTTTTTTTTTTTTTTTTTTTTTTACACTATGTGTCACACTCACCACAACCGGCGCGACGCACTGCATTAGCCACGGCGCGCACTCAAAAGAACATGCTACAGTTTATAGTAGCCTAGTGCCATAAGAGCGTGTAATAGGTATATAATTGATTTGAGGTTACAGCCTTACAGGAGGACATATGTTAGAAGACATGAGAGAACGCGTCGAGGCCCTTATAGCTAGGCATTCACCGCCGAGGCGCGAGGCCCGTACGTGGGATGAGCTCGTACGTATCGTAGGTGAGTATATTAAGAAGGCCCATCCTAACGGATTTCCTTGGGTATTCGTAGGCAAGCAGTATTATGCACAGTGTCGCAGACTCGGCCAGACTGTGGAGGCCCTAGGAGATGCCCTGGAAGGGTCGGGCTTCAGTATCCTGACCCTGACGGATAACAACAGGCGTGTCGTTATGCATAAGGATAAGGTTACGGAGTTCTTCGCACGCCTACGTGAGGAGTTCTCTGAGGAGACTCATAGTGATACGGAGATATGGCAGGAGATGCTGCACCGTCTCAATGAGCATTACTCTACGGTTTATAACCTTAAAAGGAGCCGTCGCCGGAAGCATGAGTAAGCTTTGGTCACTGCCTGCTTGTTTGACGATCCGCGTAAACCGGTAATTTTAGTAATAATTCATGCAAAACCTACACTAAGTGCCTGAAAGTTCTACATGAGACCCGTACTCAGGCCCCGTATACAGCACGCAGGGCTGGCATTCACTTTGCTATATAGCATAAGTGAGGTGACACGATGAATAAGCAAACGATTAAATTCAAAACAGTCTACAGCCACAATGAGGTGACCTTTAGCCTGGACGACCAGCAGGTGACCGTAATGGTCTGCGTGAGTCGCTATGAGCGTGAGCGTGACGGCTCAGGCCCTGACGGACGCTATTGGTCAATCATCCCTAAGCAGCTGCGTGTGACCTCTTATCTGCGTCCTGACGGTAACTGGGACTCTCTGAACCGTGGTGACTTAGCAGTCTTCCAGGACCTGCTTAATATGCAGGTAACTGAGGGGCTGATTGATCTTTACTGCGAAGAGGATGAATCCGGGGAGGCCCTATGAGTCCCCGGGAATATAAGACAGGACGTGCCTTTGTGATGTACCTGATAAGCCTAAAACCGTCCGAAGCAGTGCCCTATGTCTATGAGTGTATGAGAACTGGAGATTCCAGCAGTATGGCCTGGTCACTCATGGAAGACGCTTACGGTCCCGACTGGAAGTTTCGCCCCGAGGATATGCCAGAGAAGATTTATCATGCGATTAATAAGATAGCTGGAGAGATGCTAACCGAGGAGGAGGACCCAACTCATGAGTAAGGAACTCAAACTTAAGGTCGTCCTAGCATTCGGTCAGCTCCGGTTCTATCCGGACTGTGAGGTAAGCAAAGGTCTCGCTGAGTTAGCAGACCGGACCTCACTGACCAGAAAGCAAGTGGAACTCCTCAAGAGACTCGGTTACAGCCTCAGCATTCAAAACGAATTCAACGACCTGATAGATACCCTTAGGTCAGAAACGGAGAGAAAATGAGACAGACAGAAGCAACTCAAGGTACGGAGAAGGCCCCACGCGCACGAGCGGCACGCGCAAGTGCTCTGATTCCAGTCGGTGAGACCCCTTCGGACCGAGGAACCTTCGCAGCGAGGCTCCTTCCTAGCCTCATTCCCCTTTGGCTGGCCTTAGCAGGTCTCTCAGCAGAAGGGCAGACCTTCAGTCAGACGGACTGCCGCAGTTACGGACTCAGCGGCTCCGTGAGCTGTCAGACAACTAACCTCGGTGGCTCAGACAGCAGTCCCCTCGGAGGAGACATCAATCAGGCAGCTCAGCAGGCCGTGAGACAGCAGAGCCGTCCGACCGAGATCGCAGTCTGCATGAATAAATGTATGACTCAGGGTGGGGCCCCGTCGCTCTGCGCTAACCTCTGTAATTAGTTTCCTCATGCCGAAATTACTTGAAATTGGTTACCACTTAGCCTTAAGAATACGGTAACCAACGGACCTAAGGGTCACTAACAGATACTCAGTCAAGTGACTGGGCGAATAAGGAGAGACAGTATGTCACGAGGAAAGACACACACCCCGGAGCAGCGGGCACAGATCATCAAGCTCATCACAGAGCATAAGACTATGGGGCCTACGGCCCTAGCGCACTTTCTGAATAAGCAGGGCCTGGAGACGGGAGGCGGATCCGTCTGGTCAGCGCATTCCGTGAGTAACTTCACTCGTTACTTCAGCCCCAAGGCGGTGAGACCCCCGGAGAAGACAGACAACCAGCGGGCGGAGCAGATCGCACTGAGCCTGACCCGTGAGATACGTAACCTTACTCTTACGAAAATCCTAGAGAGTAAGCTCCCGACTAAGAATAAGATCAGTCTCATTACGCAGGTCCTGCCTTAGCATGGGACGTATGAAGGATCTCCTCACGGAAGTCTTCTCAGGGAGTCCCGTCACGACGGAGCGAATCTTGGAGGAGATCGAAGCCCGCATCGACTACCTCTGCCATAGGGCTAAGTGTTACGACGATTATCCAAAGACAGCAGAAAGTTACGTAGACAGTCTGACCTTCCTTAGGGAAGTCACACATGACCTAAGGAGGGTTCATGAGCGAGAAGGATAAGGGTATTATTACCATGAGTGGTGTCGCCGCAAGGGATGAAGTCCATGAGTGGGATAAGACGAAGCATGACGTGAGTATGGGTATTAGTGCCCAGGTCGAACGGAGTAAAAGCAAGGGTGAACTCGCCGGACGTGCGAATCTGGCCCTCGGTGACCTCGCAGCCTTCATCGGCGCAGCAAACGAGGATCACACGAAGGAACTGACCTACTTGGGCTCAGCCGCCATTCACATCTGGATCGCACCGACTCTTAATCGGCTGTTCTTCATCAGCCAAACGGCACCCCTTAACGACACTCCAGAAATGGTAGCAGCTGACGCCTTCAGGCAGCTTCGTGGGGACATGGAGAATCATTACGGGCGGAAACGCAGTCGGAAGAGGAGCGGGATATGAGCTCCGCTAAGCCGAACTCACAAGAGGTGAGACCCCGGGGCGTGAGACACCTTAAGGCCCTAAAACCCCTCCCGGATAAGGCCTATAGTTGGCAGATCGCAGACTCCTGCGGGGTAATCCTGATCTTCGTCGCGGCCTGGAGCCTCTGCGAATTACTCTCCTGGGCCCTGGAAAACTTACCTCAGGGGGCCGTATGAGTAAGGAGTCGAAACGGAGGGGCGTAGTCATCCGCGTCAGTCGTGAAGTCGAAGTCTTCCTCAGGGCGAAGCAGCGTAAGGTTGAGACTTACGATGCACTGCTTCGCAGGTTCTTCGGCCTCCCTACGAAAAAAGGGAAAGAGCAGCCCCTGCGTACCTTCTATGTCATCCCGGACGAGAGTCACGCGCCACTCTGTTTCACTTCAGCGGCTGTCGCTAAAGGGGAGGCCGTAAGACAGGCAGTGAGGGCGGGAACGAAGAAGGTTACGAAGGTAATTACTGTTAGAGAGGCTGTGTGAGGAATTTATGGAAGCATATGTAATCATGGGACCATCAGCAGACTAAGCGGAAGGATGGGGAATGAGTACTGAACCAACTGTATGGCGAATTATGCATCCTGATCTTGGTGGTCCTTTGGACGTGGTTGCTGCCTCGGAATATAAAAAGATTCGAGAACTATTGGAGCGCGCTTGTAGCACAGTCGTAACTCACGCGATGCAGACCTATTCAAAAGCGGATTCCAAACACTCAAATAATTTGGCGCAAGAAATTCACGAGGCATTGGGATACGGCAACGGCGACGGCTATTAATATGCTTAGTCCAAGCACGAACACCAAGCAAACAGAGGAGAAATAATGCAAGCATTTCACAATAAATCAGAAATTCAAAAAGAATATCTGGACAGAGTTATAGCCCACTCAAAAGCCGATGAGATTATAAAAGGCAAGTATTGGGAAGACGGCAAGGGCTGTGCTGTTGGATGTACCGTTCATTCCTCTAGCCATAGAGCCTATGAAACAGAACTTGGCATCCCGATGTGGCTGGCCAGAATGGAAGATCGAATATTTGAAGGACTTCCGAGTGCAAGGGCAAAAAAATTTCCGTTAGAATTTTTGAGTGCTGTTAATCTTGGAGCGGATTTAGAAAAGATCAAAATTCCAATGCTTATTTTCATTTTAGAATCTGCGCGAACCCATACTAAAAACGAGCGTTCATTAAAAGCAATTGATGGCGTTCTTTTGCAATTACGTAAAGATGTTTTAGATTTGCCGGCCTTGCGCGAAGCGCGGGCTGCTGCTTATGATGCTGCTGTTTATGATGCTTCTGCTGCTGCTGCTGCTTATGCTTATGCTGCTGCTTATGATGCTTATGCTTATGCTTCTGCTGCTGCTGCTGCTTATGCTTATGCTTCTGCTGCTGCTGCTGCTGCTGATGCTGCTGCTTATGCTGCTGCTTATGCTGCTGATGCTGCTCGCGAAAACGAATATACAAAATTTGCTGATAAATTACTAGAGTTAATTCATGCGTGCAAATAGTCATAATGGTAGTACCAAGTGATGAGCAAAAATAGTCCTAATCCGAAAACTGCGACCGAAAAATCACTCGACGAAAGCTTGGCTGAGCTTGAGATAAAAGCCGACCTTTGGCAAGGCATAGTGACGCATCCAAATTTCATACGTCCAATGAAGGACCTAATCGCCGCACTCCAATTGTGCCGCAAGCAGCGAGAGGAATTGGCAGAATTAATGGATTTGCAAAAAGAAATTCGACTTAGGATAATTGGCTACAATGACCAAGCCCTCGCGGAACTGTTGACCGAGGGCAATCCAAGTGAGACTAGCACAAAGGGGACAAAGTGAAGCCTAGACCTATGTTAAGATGGCACGGCGGTAAATGGATCAAATGAAAGGTAGTCCCACAAGAACTAGCGAAGCGAGTGTATCGAGTTACGCGAGCCGGTTTTCAGGTGTCGCGCAAGAATATGCTGCTAAATCTGCTGAATATGCTGCTGAATATTGCGAAAAAATAATTACTTTATGTCTCGAATGCATTGAGGCGGTCTGCAATGTCTAAACTATCTCTAATCACCGTATTAGTATTGGCAGTCCCCAACCGACTGACAATAAGGAAACTAAATGAATAACGGGCCAGTAGCTCAGCAGAAGAGTATCCGGGCGCTGATCACGCTAACATGCGACCTTCTAGACTCGCATGTAAAACGGAAGGACGGCAGTGCAACTCTGTCCTGGTCCACCAATTATCTACCCCAACCGATTGAACGAGGTGAGAATGAAATACGGATGGGAAATAGCAGACGAAGTGCAGCGGTTCGCTAGCGGGTCCGCTGACATGAAATTTGTCCCAGCTACCGTGCATGAAGAGTTGCAGAACCGATTCGACAACTTAAAAGCGAAGCTCGTTGCACAAGATAGAATATTTTCTAAAAGCGTAGTGGTCCCGACTGAAGATTATGCGGAGCTGACCGCTGAGCACAATAAACTTAATGCAAAAGTAATATTTCACAAATAACATTAAGGCAGACTTGGGAATGGCTTCCTGATGACAGTCGTAGGAGGACGGACACATGAGCAAGATTCAAGATGGTCGTTAAGCTTACGCGCCTTCATCTGAGCTCGCAGGGTATCTTCGGGAAGCTTGAATTAGCCGACCGTGAGTTCGTCTCCCTCGAGCATGCTTATCTTACTTCCCTCGACACCTATTCCCCAAAGCTAGCCAAGGGAACTTACACTTGCGTCCGTCATGCACCTCACCGCCTCCCGTACGAAACCTGGGAAGTAACTGGAGTCCCTGACTTCGAGGGTCAGTCCGTAGAGGCTATACTAATCCACATAGGAAACTTCCAGGAGGACTCCGAGGGCTGTATCCTCGTAGGAACCTCCCGCAGCCTCGACAATCCGGAAATGATCAAGGGTTCTCGCGCCGCATTTCGTGACCTAATGATTTTGACTTCCGAGGAGTCGGAACTTACTCTCGTCGTTATTTAGGTAACCACAGGGGGTCTCTTTGCGCGTACTCGTATGTACTCCGGCATTCGGCGGTCAAGTCACAGTCTCTTACATGCTATCCTTCCTCAACTGCGCATCGAAGGCCCAGGCCGAGGGGATTCAGCTGGGGATCTTTACGGTGAGTAATGAGTCTCTCGTCCCACGCGCTCGAAACTACATAATCTCCTCTTCCCTACAGTCCGAGGTCCCTTGGGACAAGTTCCTCTTCATCGACGCGGACATTCAGTTCTCCTGGGAGGACGTTAAGCGGTTACTTAGTTCGGGTGAGCAGATTGTCGGAGGGGCATACCCCGTGAAGGCCCTTCCGATTCACCTGAACTACAATCCGAAGTTCGGAGACGGCCTAAAGTACTTCCCGGACGGACGCAGATCCGTAGCGCAGCATGAGGCCTTTGCAGCGGAGGAAGCGACCTCAGACGGTGAGGCAGAGGTGAGACACCTTGCGACAGGGTTCCTCCTGATTGACCGCTCAGTCTTCGAGGTCTTACGCCCGAAAGTTCCAAGCTATGTCAATCAGGATATCGTAACGAAACAGGAAGTTACGAACTGGGACTTCTTCCCGGCCGGCGTCTCTGAGAATCATTACATGAGTGAGGACTGGGGCTTCTGTAACTTAGCCCGCGCGCACGGCTTTCATATCTACCTAAATACTAAAGTCATAGTTGGCCACGTTGGAAGCCACACTTACCGTCCGGAGCCTAAATGAGTCAGGACTCACAGAAGATCATCCATGATACGGCAATGGGATTCGCCTTAGCTAACCCACTACTTAAGACCCCCGAAGAGCAGAGAGCTGCAGTCGAAGGCTTCCTTAACGGAGTCCATTGGGCATTTAAGGTAGTAATAACGAGCACGGAGAAGTGGACTAATGACGCACCAGCAGAACATCCCCCTACTGAGTCCTAAGCCCTTCGGTGAGTACTCACCTGAGGAGTTCCGAACTTACGTTCAGTCCCTTTACAAGGAGCCGGTCCGATCAGTTCCTAAGGAATTCTCAGCCTCCCTTACGAAGAAGGGGACTCTTACCCTCAGGGTCACACGAGACCCTAAGTTCCTAGAGCCGAAAGAAGTCGACGCCATAGCTGAATCCATAGGATGGACGAAGCAGGAGACTTGGCTCGCAGTTATTAAACGGAAGATTACGATAAGGAGATCAAATGTCGCAGGGAGTAAGACCCGATCCAACACCCGTCAACCAGTCCGCTACGGACCTACCCGTCCGGCAGCGAAGTGAGGTCGGAACTTACGGACCCACTCACCATTGGAGAGAAGGAACGAAAGTCCGTCACACGGACATTAAGTTCCTCCTAAACTCAGGAGGAATGGGCGATTATGTCAACTACACGACAGCCCTCCTCTGGGTAGCGCAGAACCTCCCCTGGGTCCACGGCCAGATCTACGTGAGTTCCTTCTTCATGGACTTCCTGGAGGTGATCTTCCGGGATTACCCGAAGTGGTCAGTTCATGATGGATCTGCGATCAGGATCGAACCCCATGACTGTTTCATAGGTCCGGAGATTCAGATGGAAGGTCAGAACATCACAAGGCAGCTCGCCAATGCGACAGGAGCTCACCTCATGGACCTAGGCTTCCAGTACTATACGAATCAACAGGCCGCCCCTCCCGGAGTCATGCTCCCCCGCCTCCCCGCGACAAGACCCCAGAAGGTTCATTGGGAAGTTAGACCTCACCTAGGCAAGTATGTCGTCTTTACTCCGGGCTCCGTCGTCCCTGCCCGTGCGACAACGGCAAAGCACCTTAACCCCCTGATCGAATTCTGCGTAAGTCAGGGTCTGACCCCCGTCTTCCTAGGCAAGAACAACTTTGCACAGGGAATGAAAGTTAACTTCGATGAGGGTATCCGCTTCGACCTAGGCATAGACCTTCGGGATAAGACTACGATCCTTCAGGCCGCCTCCGTAATGGAGCATGCGGTCTGCGTCCTCGGACTCGATAACGGACTTCTTCACCTAGCTGCAGCAACGGATGCTAACGTAATCTTCGGCTATAACATTACGACTATAGCGCAGAGAGTTCCGCGAAGGAACTGGGGTGAGACCCTTAATCTAGCACTAACTCCTCAAGAACTAGCCTGCACAGCCTGTCAGGCGAACGGGAAGCTTATGATTAATCACACTTATCACAAGTGTTATTACGGAGATACGAAGTGTATAGACCTCCTCTTCTCAGGAGGAAGGTTTGAGAAAGCAGTAACCTATTTCAAGGAGAAGCAAGATGCCATTCAAATCGGAAGCGCAGCGTCGTAAATTCGCCGAGCTAGTTAAGCAGAAGAAAATGGACCAGAGCACATTTAATGAGTGGAATGAGGCTACGAAGGGGAAACTTCCGGAGCGCCTACCAGGTCCGAAACAGAAGGTCAAGATCGTCAAAACACCCTTGCGGAAGCGAAACAAATACTAGACACTTTAGGGGTAAGTCTTAACTCACTTCCTAAGGGGTAACGTATGAAGTCAAAAGGCAAACTGTCCTCGGACGGTCCTGAAGCACATAAGATGTCTTACGAAAAAGGTGGCATTAATAAGCAAGTCGAAATGGACGAGGCGAAACCTTCCCTTGAAGGTAAAGGCTCGAAAATCGGCATGAGTCCTAAGAGCTCCGTTAAAAACGGCGCCTCTATGGAAGCTCACGAAGCTCGTGACATCGAGAAGGGTAAGGGCGGTAAAGGTGGTTCTCCGTTTCCAGGTAAGCCTACCTCAAGCGGTTTCGCAACGGGTCCTATGAAGCACGGCGGCGTTGACTCAGGAAAGATCAAAGCTGACGGAAGCATTAAAGGTGAGGCACCAGCTCCAGGCTCGCATCAGGGGCCAAAGCCTAAGCTAGAAGGCTACTAAGGCTAAGGAGCTGCAATGGGTCTTTCGCCAATCACATTAGCGACTATGACTGTCGGTACGACTGGTGTCTCTATTGCGCCCTCGGGGCAGCTTTGCGCCTCTGTATACATCGAAGCAGACTCAAATAACACCGGTGCAGTTTATGTCGGGGATTCAAATATTAGTACAACGCGTTTTATGACCAACGTATCTGCGCAAGGTGGTATCTGGATTAATGCCGGATATCCAAGCAGACCTGACGCGACGAACCTGCAGTTAAGTGGAATCTATGTAGCAGGCTCCGTAGCGGGACAGCTGGTCCACGTAACTTACCTCGAACGCCTGGGCGGATTAACCTAAGGAGAGACTATGGGATTAGGACCAAAGACTATTGCAGCGATTACGGCAGCGACCTCAGCAGGAGGCACTCAAGTAGTTTCTACACAGACTCTATGCGTCTCCGCTTACATCGAAGCAGACGGCGGTAACGCCGGAACGATCTATGTAGGTGACTCAAACGTCAGCGCTACGCGCTACGTGACTAACTTAGCGGCGGGCAAAGGGATCTGGATTCCTAATGTTTTCATAGGCCCGTCAAGGCCGGACGCAAGTAACCTTGATCTGAGCCTAGTCTATGTCATCGGTTCCGCAGACACTCAAAAGGTCCATGTTAGTTACTTCGAACGCCTAGGCGGTCTTACTTAAGGAGGCCTGATGTGTCAGCTCATAGGCTTACTTCTCGCAGCAGCAGTCAGCCTGCAGGCTTACGGGTTAGGTTCTAATAACTCAGTGAATTATCCCCCGACTACAAGTAAGGGTTCGGGAGATTCTAGAAATGTTCCTACCTCTAATTTTCAGTTTCCGAACTGTGCGATTACACATACGGGGAACACTGCATCAATAGGATGTAGTTCTAGCGGTGGGTCCGGAACTGTCACCTCGATAACTGCAGGCCCTGGCCTTAGCGGTGGAACAATTACGACATCAGGAACGATCGCTCCCAATGCGTCACTATCGTCGGCCCAGACATCAAGTTTTTCTTTCACTGCAAGTACGTCTTATCAAACCTTCATTACGAATACGACAAGCGGTGCAATCTCTGTAACCCTACCAGCTGCTAGTACAGTTGCAGTAGGAACACAGTTCAACTTCCTTGATGTTGGTGGAGTGAATGAAACTAATCCCGTAACTCTAGTCCGCAATGGTTCCGATACAATCGGCGGGCTTGGACAGAACAAAATATATTACACCAATTACGGCGAGCTTAGCATTATTTCCAACGGAACAAATGGTTGGTATTTAAATCCTATTTCTAATCGCATTACTCGTCTCACATTCAATTCATCTGGCACTTACGTTGCGCAGGCTGGAATTACTGAAGTACAAGTTCGCCTACGCGGAGGAGCTGGAGGAGGATCTGGCGGTGGTGGCGGTGGTGGCGGATCAACAGTAGCTGGCGGTGGTGGCGGTGCTGGCGGAGCTGCTGGAGGATCAGCTAGTTCTATTTATTATTCAGCTACACTAACGCCTTCGACATCTTATGCAATTGTAATTGGAGCTGGCGGTGCAGGAGCAAGTGGTGGCGCTGGCGCAACAGCAACTGCTGGCGGTGGAATTGGTGTCCAGGGCTCTAATGGAAATAACGGCGGCACAACATCTTTTGGTACATTGTTCAGTGTGGCAGGAAGTATGGCTACAGTAGTTGAAACAGTTGGCGGTGGCTTTCCCGGCAGTGGATTCTCTGGTGGTTCTGGAATT